ATGCGCCACGTATTATGAAAGAGCAAAAAGAAAAAGCAGCAAGAGTTGCATATTATAAAAAGGCAGAAAAGTACATAGAAAAAAAGTGGAAAGAAAAGTACGGTGACGATACTGCTGAGAATGTACGTGAGTACAAGTAATGGCCATAGAATTTGACGATAGTGAGTGGTTTCCTTTAATTAATTTTTTCAAAAAACAAGATAATTGGCAAATGATTTTAGAAGAAGCTGGAGAGACAATTGCAGAAGAAGCAAGAGAAGACGCTATTGATATATTATATTCTCAAGTAAATAATGTCAAAGGTTCTGTTGGAGACAGCATTGTAGCATTTGCAGCACCAGAAGGAGATAAAGTTTCTATGGGTTTACAATCAGACCATCCTGCAGCAAATATGATAGAATACGGAGGTCTTGTGCCTGCTGAACCTTTTGACCCTAAATCTGCATTACCTAATATTGACGATTATGCAGATGACGTTTTTGCATACTCTAATTACATTAAAGCAACACAGCCGTTTAAAGAAGAGCGGCCTTTTTTACGCCCTGCATTAAATAACGCACAAGGTCAGCTAAATGCAGAAATTGCATCTGTTGCACAAAGTTATGCAGAAGACCTGTAACATTTCCGGAAAGTTATACTTACTTATATACACATATCGGATGTTAGGCTGTGGCAGACGCTGATAATACTAAGTGGAAAGTCTATCGACCAGACTGGTACAATGACAGAGTTTTAGAAACGTATATTAGCTCGCCTATCGTCGATAAACAGAACGATAAAATTAAAACAGAGACAATCAAAGAAGCCATGGATTTCTATATGAAATATGGTGTATATTCATACAAGCATGAGGAGATGCCAGTAGGCTTACCTCTTGCATATAAGGTAAAAGACGGTAAAGTCAAAATACGTGTAGGCATACACAACAGGCTTCCTATGCA